GTTGACGATAATTCATTTGATGGTTTAGAGTTAGTTGGAGACATTGCGAAACTATATAGAGAACACATGTCAAGAACTCAAGTTCTTGCTGCATCACTCAGAAATGTGAAAGATGTTGCAGATTGTTTCTCAGTAGGAGCAGACGTTGTTACTATGCCTCCTGCCATATTTGGTAAAATGTATAATCACATTCTAACCGACAAGGGATTACAATTATTCCAAGACGATTGGAACTCAATTAAGAAAGACTAATGGCACTATCAGAACAAACCTTAGAAAGTCTCAAGAAGGCAGAAGTCCATCTTCGTGACGCACTTGCGTTTGCAGCAAGAGTAGAGAAACCCTATGTGGTAAGAGAACTAGGTGGTATCATATCTCACTTGGATAACATTCAAGGAACTGAGACCTTGTTTGATAAGATGACTACCGCTATTGACAGAATAGAGAAGGAACAAGAGAAAGATGAATGATTTAAGATATCGTGATGAACGTATGGCAATACGCCAACAAGCATTTCTTTCCTTAAAACAATTCAACACTCTCGAAAATGTCCGTCACCTCTACGAATTCTGCCACTTGTGGGTATCGCAAGGTAAAACCGATACCAGAGGAATCGAAGAAAGTTTTCTTAGATATAGAGAAAACTGTAGCAATCCGTAAAGGTTCTATAGTAAGAGTACCCGAAGTTTTAGGTGGTAAACCACTAGAAGGTCGGGTTCTTTTTGTAGGTGACACTCCAAACAGAGGCCTAGATGGCAGAAAGTTATCTACATACTTTACAGTATGCTATAACGAAGAAACACTTGGAGGTCTATTAGTTTATGACCATGAGTGGCATAAAATAGATGTAATTAGGTATTAAGTATGTACACAGTATACGGAAAAAATGAATGTCCTGCTTGTTTCAAGGTAAAAATGTGTCTTGACTTGCTAGGAAAAGAGTATGAATATAAAGAATTAAATAAAGATTTTACAGTAGAGGAGTTTGAAGAAAAGTTCCCGAACGTTCTTACCTTACCACAAGTAGTTCTTGATGGTAAAACTTTAGGTAACGCCAATGAAACCTTAAAATACTTGAAAGAACATAGGCTAAACTAATGTCATTTTCAGATATGGACATAAATAAAGGCGTAGAACTTATACTCAAAGGAGATAAAAGAAAGCCTTCTAAACAAACACCTCAAAAGTTCTTTGATATCAAACTATCCTTATTTGGCAGGGAGTTTAGATTATCTCTGGACATCAAAAAGAAAACCAACAATTAGGAGATCGACATGGAAACTACAGTACTTCTTGTCATATTCAGTATACTATGCTTTACATTCTTGATATTAGGTGGTATAATTGGATGGTTAGCCCAACAGAATAATTACGTCAATATGCATAATCAAGGTATAACACACCCTGAGATGTATGATGAAAACGGTAATTTAATTGCCGATGAAATAGTAGCCTTGAGGTTTGAAAACAATGACAACAGCGAAGAAGACGACGAAGACTAGATCTACGTCAACTAGGAAGAAATCTACTACTCGTAGAAAAACTACTGCCACTAAACCAAGGACAGTATCAGTTAAAAAGAAAGAACTGCCTGCTAATCCTATGGTTCATGAACTATTGGAAGCAGTTGATGCTGAGAGAGTTAAAGCAAAGAAGTTAGAGATACTCCGCACTCATGGAGAAGATTCATTCAAGATGACTATGATATGGAATTTTGATGAGTCCGTAGTTTCTATGCTACCAGAAGGTAGTGTTCCATATCAACCTGTAGAGAGTGATGTTCAAGCAAATAGAGAGAAAGGCCTTCCACAGAGGAGTACTATTCGTAATTCTGCAAGACAGTTCTATCGTTTTGTAAAAGGTGGCGACGATCAACTTAACAAAATTAAGAGAGAGTCAATCTTTATTAATATTCTTGAGACACTACCACCACCAGAGGCTGAGATTCTTGTTCTTGTAAAAGACAAGGCACTGAATACAAAGTATAACATCACTAAGGAATTAGTGGCGGAAGCTTATCCAGAAATTACATGGGGGAATAGATCCTAATGGTAAAAGTAATTCATGAAAAGTGTGATCCTAAATTAGCAGAAGATAGGAAGTTACCTTACACAGCATATCTTATCGAGTATGTTGATAAGGAAAATGGGGAAGATAAAGTCTTCTATGATATCACATTATGTCAGAAACAAACAGAGATGTTTGATTATTACTATGACAAATATAAAACAGGCCTAAAAGGCTGGAAACAGACAATGGGTATCGTAAATCCTAAGTTATGGAATCCAGAGTCAGAGAAAAAATCTCCTGCTGGCAAACCATCACAAAGAAAACGTAAATGATTAATCCTATGAGTGTTGTGAAAAATGTAAGAACTTCTTATAGTAGATTCTTACAAAAAAATATCAAAGAGGTAGAAGTGCAGTTCGATAATGAAGAGCCTGCATGGATTCCTTATGATACCTTACTCGCTATGATGAACTTCGAGGGAGACATTTTAAATGGCTGAAGGTAAAGTTGAGATGAATGCTGAGGAGTATAAGAAACTCCTTAAGAAGTATAAGAAGACCAAGAAATATATGAAGTCTAATTTGTTCGCTGTAAAGACTATGGATGGCACAGAGAAATATGTGTCACAACTACTGAAAGAAGCAGAAGATGCTGAAAGTAATAGATGATTTACTAAAACCAGATGATTATGAAATCCTCCGCAAAACTTTGATGGAGGATTCTTCTTTTCAGTGGGAGTTTGCTAATGGTGTAAACACGCCTGGAGATGGTAATTACCAATTCTGCCATGTTTTCTATCATCAGTTTGAACCTAGAAGTCAGTTCTTTTACAATTTATTTCCTATCATCAATGAACTAGAACCAGTGTCAATCGTCAGGATAAAAGCTAATCTAAATATGAAAACACCCGAAAGGATTGAATATGAAATGCACAAAGATGTTGACGATTGTGTAACTGCCATCTATTATGTAAATAGTAATGATGGGTACACTCGATTTGAAGATGGTACGAAGGTTGACAGTATAGCTAATCGTATGGTAGTATTTAATTCAAATACCTTACATGCTGGTTGTACTCCTACTGATACACTTCGTAGGTGTGTGATTAACTTTAATTATTTTATTTGACATGGACAAGAACCACTTAAAACTTATTATAAAAAATTTAAAAACTGTTATTGAGGAGTTAGAAGCAGAAGTTTATTCTGATCCTACTGCTTATGTTAATGGTGGTGAACACCGTGTTACCTACGCAGATCAAGAAGAATTGTAATGGATGTAAAATTTGTAAGTATTACACCTGATGCAGAAAAGACTATGGCGTATATCGCCAGAGTATCTAACCCAAGCAATCAAGACAACGAAAAGTTTGCTGGACTATTAAAATACTGTATCAAACATAATCACTGGTCAGTATTTGAACAATCTAGTATGACTCTTGAAATTGAAACGACTCGTGCCATTGCAGCACAGATTCTACGACATAGATCATTTACTTTTCAAGAGTTTTCTCAGCGATATGCTGACAGTACAAAATTGGGAGAGATTCCTATCCCAGAACTCAGAAGACAAGATGAAAAGAATCGTCAAAATTCTACAAATGATCTTGATGAGTTTGTTAAACAAAAGTTGGAACTACAAATGAATACTTTGTTTAGCTCTGCGACTGCCTTGTATCAACAAATGTTAGAAGAAGGTGTTGCAAAGGAATGTGCCAGAATGGTTCTACCACTCTGTACACCCACAAGAATCTATATGACAGGTTCTTGTAGATCATGGATTCATTATATCGAACTGAGATCCGCTCATGGTACTCAGAAGGAACACATGGATATTGCACAAGCATGTAAAACTGTATTTGTAGAACAGTTTCCAATAGTTTCTGAAGCATTAGAATGGAGAAATGGTGTAGTTGAAATTCAAAAACAAATCAAAAAAGAACTTCACGGAGAAGAAACTTAATGGCAACATACCCTGTAGTCAACACAAAAACTGGTGAACAGAAAGAGGTTGTAATGAGTATCATGGAGTGGGACAAATGGAAAGATGATAATCCCGATTGGACAAGGGATTACTCAGATCCATCCACAGTTCCAGGCGTGGGAGAAGTTGGAGAGTGGAAAGACAAACTCGCCAACAAACATCCAGGCTGGAATGAGATTCTGAAAAAATCAGAGAAGTCAGCTGGAGTAAAGGGTCGTTTAGCCAACAGAGGTATTAATGTCAACTAAAAAAAGAAGGAATACTAACAAAACTGTAGGAGTTGGCATGACTGCCAAACAGATGCGTCGTAAAAGACCTATCAATAATGGTATGCTGGTTGATGTTGAACCCATCACAGATAACCAGAAAGTATTGTTTGATCACTATGCAAAAGGAAAGAACATGTTTGCGTATGGTGCTGCTGGTACAGGTAAAACATTTATCAGTTTATACTTAGCACTCAAAGATGTTCTAGATGAAATGACGCCATATGATAAGGTGTATATCGTCAGATCGTTAGTGTCTACAAGAGAGATTGGTTTCCTGCCTGGAGATCATGAGGATAAGTCATCACTCTACCAGATTCCATATAAGAATATGGTAAAGTATATGTTTGAGATGCCCTCAGACAATGACTTTGAAATGTTATACGGTAATCTGAAAGCACAAGAAACTATTTCATTCTGGAGCACATCATTTATCAGGGGAACAACACTTGATAATTGCATTGTGCTAGTAGATGAGATGCAAAACTTGAATTTTCATGAATTAGATAGTATAATAACAAGAGTAGGAGATAACTGTAAAATAATGTTTTGTGGTGACTCTACTCAAACGGATCTTACAAAATCCAATGAGAAGAATGGCATCTTAGATTTTAAACGTATCATTGAGATCATGGAAGATGATTTTGGTGTAGTTGAATTTGGCATAGATGACATTGTACGCTCTGGTCTAGTAAGAAACTACTTGGTTACTAAACTCGCTTTGTCTTTATAATGTTTACCCATTTGAATAAACTTGGTGATTTTGAGTTAGAAGCCAATACTATAGATGGAGTTCGATATTACACTCTTCCAAGTGGAAAGAAAGCTCCTTCTATTACCTCTATAACAAGTTTCTATAATCGTCAGACATTTATTAACTGGCGTAAGAGAGTTGGTGAAGAGGAAGCCAATAAGATTACAAAAGTCGCTACAGGAAGAGGAACTAGATTTCACGATCTTGTAGAACAATATCTTTTGAATAAGGACATCAATACTCTTGAAGACGTTCTTCCAACGACCAAAGCATTGTTCCTTTATGGTAAAAAATCCTTAGACAATATAAATAATATTCACGCATTAGAAAAACCACTGTATTCTGAATACTTTGGCATTGCTGGAAGAGTTGATTGTATTGCAGAATATAATGGCGAGTTAGCTATTATAGATTTCAAAACATCTAAGAAGATTAAACCAGAGAAGTGGTGTCAAAACTATTTCGTTCAAGAGACTGCGTATGCCTGCATGTATTATGAAATGACAGGTATTGCTGTTGAGAAGATTGTTACCTTAATGGTATGTGAAAATGGAGATGTAAAAGTTTATGAAAAAAGAAACAAAAGTGACTATATTAAGCTTCTTACCAAGTATATTAAAGAATTTGTCACCCACAAACTCGGAGAGTATGGAGAAGGAAGTTAACGAACTGCTGAAAGAGAAATTTCTCTGTCAGAATAAATTCACAAGTGACATAGAGCAACTTGTACTTACTACTGACCTTAATTATATTGAGGCTCTGGTAAGCTACTGCGAAGAAAAGAATATCGAGTTTGAGTCAGTAGGTAAATTAATTTCTAAACCTCTAAAAGATAAATTGAAAGCAGAAGCAACTGAACTAAATTATCTTAAGAGAACTTCTAGATCTAAATTACCGCTATGATATTCTGGATAGGGTTCACCATCATGTTTCTCAATGAGGGATTTGTGATGATGAGGCATGTGTCGCCATGGGCTGCAAAGCAGAGAGATAATCTTATAGAGAAATACGGTGATGGTTGGCAAACCTTTCATGGTATAGTAGACTACGTTTGGGTGATTGTTGTAGCCTTAGGGTTCGCATTTTCACCTCACAGAGGTAGTCATTTATACGTCTTTCTCGCCTTCTGGGGTAGTGCTTTTACCCTGATATACCTACCTATGTGGGTATCTAAAACAGATAAATAGTTATACCATCAGAGTTATTAATGAGTAAGTTTTTCAATGCTCCAGCTGTCAGAGCCTCAATGGTCGAGATACAGGAGTTACAAGAAGATATTATGACAGGCATCGCTGTCAGAGGTATGAGAAATCCTACCACTGAAGAGGGACATCTGTATATTGCGAAAATGAAAAAACTTCTTGAAAAACAGAAGAACTTTATGTTTCGTCTGTCATTAGAGACAGAAGATCCTGATGCTCTTGAAATGAAAGAACATATCTTAGAATCTGCAAAGTTTCTAGGATTGAAAGACGGGCAGAATATAAATCAGTTTTTTGAAACTCTATCGGAAACGTTAGCGAAACTAGAAACAGATTTACCTCCTGTTGACTAATATATTATTACATGTTATAATACAAACAATCCAACAATACAAAAATACGGAGAATACTAAATGTCATTTGCTGCATTAAAGAAACAATCTAAAGCAGGGTCTCTCACAGAGAGATTAATGAAAAAAGTTGAGAAACTCAACGAAAAAGGTGGAAGTAATACTGATGAACGTCTATGGAAACCATCTGTAGATAAAGCGGGTAACGGATTCGCTATTATACGATTCCTCCCTGCACATGCCAATGCTGAATTGCCATGGACTCAAGTATGGAGTCATGCATTTCAAGGGCCAGGTGGTTGGTATATTGAAAACAGTTTAACCACTGTTGGTAAAAACGATCCTGTAGGGGAATTAAACAGAACTCTTTGGAACAGTGGTCGTGAATCTGATAAAGATATTGCTCGCAAACAGAAACGTAAGTTGTCTTACTATGCTAATGTTTTTATCGTAAAAGATTCCGCAAATCCTGAGAACGAAGGACAAGTCAAACTATACAAGTTTGGTAAGAAGATCTTTGATAAGATCACTGCTGCAATGCAACCTGAGTTTGAAGATGAAGAACCAATCAACCCATTCGACTTTTGGAAGGGTGCTAACTTCAAATTAAAGATCAAACAGGTCGCTGGATTCTGGAACTATGATAGCTCAGAGTTTGGAAAGACTGAGGCACTTCTAGATGATGATGCTGAACTAGAAAAGATCTACGACAAGATCTATGATTTAAGTGAGTTTACTGCTCCTGATCAGTTCAAATCTTATGATGAACTCAAAGGACGTTTGGATGCTGTTTTAGGAACTAAGAAAGTAGTTACACCTAAAGTTGATACTGAAGAACTAGAAGATCTAAGTGAAGGGTTAAATCGTCCATCTGCTGATGAACTAGATGAAATATCTAATCTATCTGCTGCTGCAACTGCAACAACAGAAGATGAGGATGATGCTCTAAGTTATTTTCAGAAACTCGCAGAAGAATAAATTTATGACCCACTAAGTCTTGGGTTATATGTTCCTTTAAGTCTGGCACTGATAAAGTCGCCAGACTTTTTATATTTCATAATTTTATTCATATCAGCAACTGCAACTTCTAAGAACTGTGGTTGTAATATTTTAATTCTTCTCTTAGCGTCATTTTCATTCTCTTCAAACTCATAGTTACTGACGGCAAACACATTAGTATGTGAGATTATATTACCATTAGAATCTCTAACTGTACCAGCATTATCAACACTAGACAATTCATTTAAAGTGTTACCACTATAAGTAACTTCTTCTTGTCTTGAAAAGTTTCTCTCTAGATATCTGCTGTCAAAATTAGAATCTACAACTAAACCCTCTGGAACTACCACTCTAGAATTGTCATCTACTAATAGTTCTGTAACGTAGTGATGGATCTCAGATAACTTTTCCTCAGTGCCATACTTATCAAAGATGTATCTTTGGAAGTCGTTGGAGTTTAATGGCCATTGATCTTGAATCTTAGTAATATTATTTGTTGTTAGAATAACCCAATCAAATCTAGGATCGCCATATACTTTTTCAGATACTTGTTCTGGTCTGTCATCTCCAATAATCATGTAATCTTCAAATGCTGTGAGAACACTCTCAAGATCATCACGAAGCTTAGGTCTTCTAAAAATATTCTTGACAGGGATAAACTCATCATTAGCTGATCTATCTGTAGTCCTAGAGACGTAATTTATATTTGGAAAATAAGAAAAATAACCTTTCGACATTTTAGTAACCTATATCTGATGAATATGGACTGTTTTGTTTGATAATACTTATTGGCATTAAATCTCCAATCGACTCTGGATCATTAGGATCATATTGTCTATCTTTAGCAATATCCTCACTATAATCTGTATCATATATGGGTTCAAGTTCAGCAAATCTAAGAGTCATCATGACAGATATTGGCATACCATTCTCATATGCCATCCACTGTCCCTCTGGAGTATAGTTGATATCTACGTTCTGTAAGGCACATGGCTTAAATTTATTCACACCGAGAATGTTCCTGTTACCACCAGTAACGAATCTTAGTCTGAATATATTAGGAGTTCCTAAGAAGAATGATGGGCCACCAGCCTTACCTACGTTGGATAATTCTCCATTGTCTATCTTTCTAATTTTTTTTGGAGCAGACCATTGTTTAAATGCACGAATAATCATTCTAACGTTTGCTGCTTCTAGTCTATTTCTTGGACTCATCAACCATTGATATTCAAAAGATCTCAAGGACACACCAGCAAAAAGTAATTCTGTATTTGAGTTCACTACCACACCCACACTTCTAGATAAAACTTGTTCTGAACTTACATCACCGAATCCACTTTCACTTGCCAACTGAGCAATCTTATTAGCCATGGACATTCCTCTGGTAGATTCTTGAGTCAACATCTCTCCCTGCATGCTCAGTTTTGTAGCAGTACGTCCATAACCACCGAAATCATTAGTAAAGAAACTTGTCAGAACATTCTTACTTACGTTCTGAATTGCGCCCATTTGACCAGCATCCATACTCTGTTCACCCCAGTTTCTTGGGTTTCCATCAGTCATGTTATTTGGCATTGGCAGTTTGATACCAGCACCTAGTTTTCTTTTATATGGTGTTGTTCTCTCTGAACCAAAAGTAAATGAAGATTCTTTGTCATTAGCAAAAATATTTCTTTTTCCAGATTTACCATCTAGTGCAGCTGCATAAGGTGCCCGATAGGAGTAACATTGTATGAACATATGATCCATGCTGTTGGACATATCCATAGGATACTTCACTATCTTTTTGAACAGTGTATCTGCTTCTTCTGCACCACTGAACGCATTTTCTATTGCACCTACACCTCTTGCACCTTGATTGGTGATTTTGCTTAACAAACTATCATTTTTATTGTTTTCCCCTTGATTAGTTTTACTCTTATTATAATTTCTCAACTTTTTCGTATACATCACCTTCTCTTTATTATTTCTGGCATTCTTAATTTTATTCTCCAGCACTTCCTGTTGAGCATCTTTATCAGATGGTATTCCATTAGCATATCCCTCTTGAGTAGTCCATTTGGGTTTTGCTAAGCCAGGAGCAACGGCATCAATATGATTTTTAGTTGATTCTTGTATCGCTTGATGAATCCTTAATTGATCATCTTTAGAGAATGATGATGCTGTATCTTTTGTTAGTTTAGATTGATCCCAGACTCCATCTTTGTATATTGGTTCTACGTTCTGTAGTAATTGACCATTAGCGTCAACCGCCCTAACTGTTGTTCCACCTGTCTCAGAGTAGAATACTTTATAATTTCTGACATTACCTTGTGAATCCTGTTGAGATATTTCAACGCCAGGATTTATTTCCTCACCAAATTCTGAATTAGCGATAGGTGTGAATGTCATTTTTTCTTTCTTTTTTGATTTCGGCTGTTAAATGCTCTGTACTTGGGAAACCTCACACCATTCTTGTCTATGAATTGTTCGGTGGGAAGTAAAGAGATGTCAGCCCAGTTCTCTTCTCTTGGAACTTTAAATATAGTTCTCATGTTAGACCACAGATATTTGTGGACACTATTTTTAGGAACAGGAGATTCTCCACGACTATTTAGTAGAGCATTTGCAATTACATCACGGTAATCTGGATTTATGTAATGTAAATTACAACCAAGTATACCTTCCTGATAGAATCCTATTACTACTGCTAGAGGTTGAACGTCCCAAAACTCATAGTTTTGTGCAAATGATGGATTGTATCCAAAGAATACTAGATCACCCATATTAACACCCTGAGTATCAATGGCACTCGCATCTCTCCTTTGTACCTGAGCCAACGCTGATTCCAGTTGGTTTACATACCAAGCGTCAGGTTGCAATTCGCCTTGGGTGGCTTCTTTAATATCGTCTGCGATCATGTGAAATACCTAAATCGTCTTCTGTCATAATTTTAAACTCATACTTTCTATCAGCACAGTAAGACTTTGCTGCGTTCCATTTTGCTTGATTCACAACCCATGTTTTAACTTCATAATACCATGCCTGAGTCTTTCTTTTTGGATTTCTCTTTGGTTCTTTAACTTGTTTCTTTGGTTTTACTTCTATGACTACAGATCTTTTTTTGCCAGACTTATCCTTATACTTGATAAAAAAGTCTGGGAAGTATCTATGAACCCTGTTATCCAATGGATTCTTGTATGGTATCCAAAACTCTTCGGATTGCCATTGGTCTACGCTCTCGGTCAAGTCACAGTACTCCATGAATTTCTTCTCCCAGAGAGATCTATAAACAATCTGAGTGGGATCACCTTTGTATTTTTTTACATGTCTGGGTTTAAATTTTCCCTGATAAGCCATATACATAGTATGGTAAGTCATAAATTTATTTAGATGGCCAGGCAACAGAAAAGTTATTTTAGCAACGATAAGTTAGTAAAAGATATAGAAACATTCAGATCGGCTCTTGGTGCCCCAGCTCTTTCCAACTTTTTTAAAGTTCAGATGGATTTGGCTAACATTGGCCCAGAACCTGTGGATTCATTCCCAGTTGATTTAGATGCAGCTTCAAGTGGTGTTTATCAAAAAGAGAAAATGGCCAATGATCTAAGTAGATGGTTGACATCTTGTGGATTGTTAGATAACGGAGAGAAAGAAAGATATGAACTATTATGCAATGAAGCAATGTTGCCTGGTGTGTCAATGTCTGTGGTACAGGAGGTTGGAAGCAGACAGGGTATTCGAGAAAGGTTTGCTACACAGAGACAATACACTGACATAGCTTTGTCTTTCTTTGTATCTCAAGATTATAAAACTTTGAAACTCTTCCAAGAGTGGTTTAATTTTATGAATCCTCTCTATGTGACACAAGAAGGAATCAAGCATAATCAAGGATACCCTGGCGGTTATCCAAATAATGATGAAAGATTTGCTTTCCATAGATTTAGATATCCCCATGATTACAAAAGAGATCTATCAATCACTAAGTTTGAAAGAAATCTAGGTGCAACTAAGACGAAAACTCAAAGAGAAGACCCTGTTGAGTTCAAACCTGATGCTATCAGTTATAACTTTATAAATGCCTTCCCTATATCAATACAAGACATACCACTCAACTATGCAGGCGGAAATCTATTACAAGTTACTGTTGAGTTTGCATATGACAGATACTATATTGTCAATAATCAAGGAACGCCTGCACCAGCAGTACCACAAAAAGGTTTATCACAGATAACTAATGCTAACAATGTGTCTGAAACTACTGTAGATAAAGCTCCAAATTAACCCTCTAAATAATAACGAATAATTACTTATTATGCCTTTACCTAAAATTTCGACGGCTGAGTATGAATTGACATTACCATCAAATGGCAAAACTATTAAATATAGACCATTTTTGGTAAGAGAAGAAAAGATTCTTATACTTGCGCTAGAATCAGAAAATCAAAAACAAATAACCACTGCTGTTAGACAAGTTATAAAAGAATGTGTTTTAACAAAGGGAATCAAAGTCGATCAACTACCAAGTTTTGATATTGAATATCTATTTTTGAATATTCGTGGAAAATCTGTTGGTGAATCAATTGAACTTATGGTGACATGTGGTGATGATGGCAAGACAGAAGTTCCTGTCACAGTCCTTATTGATGATATTGAAGTATCTACTAACGATGAACATAGTCCAGATATTGAACTATCAGATGGCTATTCTGTAAAAATGAAGTATCCATCTCTCAATCAGTTCATAGAAACTAACTTCAGTCAAGATGATGAGGACGCTGTAGAAAAATCATTTGAGATGATAGCGACATCTATTGATATGGTTTATAATGATAAGGATATGTTTGCAGCATCTGAGTGTACAAAGAAAGAACTCAAAGAGTGGGTAGAATCATTGACATCAGCACAGTTTCAAAAGATTGAACAATTCTTTGAGACCATGCCTAAACTGACACATACACTAGAGGTAGTTAATCCAAACACTAAAAAGAAAAACACTATAGTATTAGAGGGGCTAACGGATTTTTTCGCCTAAGTATGTCTCATATTGATCTTGAGACATACTTCCGCATCAATTTCGCCCTCATGCAGTTCCATAAATATTCCCTATGGGAGATAGAGAACATGCCGCCTTGGGAACGAGACATCTATGTTGGACTACTCAGACTTCATATCGAAGAGGAACAACTAAAACAAAGACAAAGAGAAGCACAGGCACGAAATGGGTAAACTAACCTCTACACTTGGAACACTAGGTAAGGCCGCCAAAGGTGCAGCCAAACGTGTGTCTAAGTCTAAAGTTGTTAGAAAGACTGCGATAGCTGGTAAGAAAGCAATTAGAGGTGCCAAAAAAGGGATAGAAGGAGCTCAGGTAAAGGGTTCAAAGTTTCTTCAAAAGTCTGTTGCTAAGATAAAACCGATAGCATCAGATCTGAAACAGGGTGGAATCAGGAAGATTAATAAGATTGTAGAGGCGAAGACTCAGAATCTGATACCCAAGTTATCAAATAAGATAGAAGAGAAAGTAAATTCATTTGATCCTAGTAAGTTTTTAGGTAAAATATTTGATGGTGGATTAAATTCACTGAATCAGTTTGGATCAAGTCTTGATGGTATGAAAGGTAGATTTGATTCTACTGTAGAATTTCTTGGCAAGGCAACTGAAGTAGCAAGTAAGTTTGTGAAGAAACTTGCATCAGCTAAACCTAAAAAAGGTGGTGGTGGAGGTATATTTGGTAAGTTAATTAAAGGAGTTGCGATTGCTGGTGCAGCTGCACTTGGAACTGCTGTTGTAGCAAAGGTTGCAGTAGCTGGTAAAGTAAGAGAGGGTGCTAAGAATTTAGTCAAGAAAGGACTCGACTTCATTAGAAATAGAAAGAAGAAGAAGTTAGAGAAGAAACAGGAAGAGGCAAAAGTAAAGAAAGATAAGGGTAATGCTGGTATATTCAAAAATATATTGGATAAGTTTTCTAGTATTTTGGATTTTACACCAAAGAGTGTGAAGAGGTTCAAATCAATAGGAGTCCAAAGAAAAAAGAGTGTGACGGATACTGAAAAAGGTATATTTACAGATGATTATAGATTTAAAAAATTTACAGACAATGACGGTGACAAGAAAGTACACGATTTAAAAATTAGTATGGATCGTGGCCAGATCACATCAGGTAATGATTCACCAACTACTAGAAGAATCGTTGAGGCATTTGATGAGCACAGTAAATTAGACAGAGATCTAAGTTTCATAAAGAGAGCTCTGTCTAAGAACCCTGACGATGAAGAAAATCTGGCGAAGTTGAAAGAAGTACGAGACAGAATGAGAGCTCTACAGAAAGAAATAGATGAACTTATCCCCATAGCAGAAGGCACAGTAACTATGGAGGGAACTAAGAAAAATGTTGACAAAGTTATGAATGATCCAGACTTCGCAGAAGAAGCTAAGGATGGTAAAGATGGTAAAGATGGTAAGTCAAAGCCTGGTCAAATATTTAATAATATAAAGAATACCTTTAGCGGTCTCAAAGACAAGGCCAGTAATTTTCTTGGAGGTGTAAAAAAGGCACTAACACCTAAAAAAGGCGGTAGTGGAGGTAAAAAGTCAAGAGGAATAGAAAGGGTACAGCCAGGTAAACCAGTAGAAGATCCAATTAGTTTTGCAAATGATAGTATTCAACAGGCAGAGTCGGTAAAACCAAGCACTAAGAAAAAAGATGCAGCATCAGATATCGCTGATGGTATATCTACACCAGCAAAGGGTGGTAGTGGAGGTACTGGTGGAGGCACTGGTGGAGGCGGTCAAGGTTCTCTTGCCAACCTGGCTGGTGCAAATAAAAAAGCAGCACAAGCACAGAGGGCTAACCGCCCTAGTATGGATAGAGAGTTTGTAAAACCACAGAACCAAATTCCAGCTTTAATGGCTATTGATAAGTCAAATATGCATGTTCTACATGCTAAGTCTGTGTTTAATATAGTGGATGCCTTATGAAGACTTCTATATCTACTCTAAAAGTTAATCAAAAAGCACAGAAGTCTGTTGATACTGCTGAGAGTAGTATCAAGAAGTTTGCTAGATTCTTAAACAGTGCTGGAAATAAAATAGGATCTGACCTTCCAGGCAAGTCGGACTTCACAAAAGCAGAGAACTTTATAAACAAATTCAAGAGTGAGAAGAAAGGCGGCGGTGGCGGCGGTAAAATGATCTTAGGTGCTGTAGGTGCCATGATGATGCTTCCTATGTTACTTTCTAAGGGAAATAAAACAAAGGCTGAAGATTTGCCTACTGATGATCGGTTTGCTGGAGATGAAAAAGTTCAAGAACAACAGATAAAAGAAGAGGAACAAAAGAAGACAGAGGCTCTCAAAAATGTAGAAGAGACTGTAAAGACAGGTAAAGAAATAAGTAAGGGTGATTTAGAACAACTCAAAGAAGTTAAGACTGATGAAAGGAAAGAAGAAGAAAGTAAGGAGAAAGAAGAGAGAGACGAGAAAAAAGAAGAAAAAGAAGCAGAACCAGAGGAGCCTGTAGAGGAAGAAGCAGAGAAAGAGGAAGTAACAGGAGATATAAAGGAAGAACAACTCAATAGATTTTCTTCATTAGTAGATGGACTGAAATCTAGATTTACACAGTTGGTTCAAAATCCAGCGGAACAGGAGAATGTAGAAGGTGCGATGAATGTGAAGTCAGAACCAACAGTTGAACAAGAAACTGGTAGCATGGAAGTTAAGGGTGAACTCACTCCAGAGATGGCAGAGGGTGGATGGATTGAAGGGCCTCAATCAGGATACCCAGTATCACTAGATGGTAAAGGTATAGATTTCATAGGTCATGGTAAAGAATATGTCAGTAAAGGCCCTGCTGGTAGTGCATTTATTGTTCCATTTGATACCCCTGCTACAAGAAAAGATCCTAGTCTAACTGGTAGAAGAATGAGAGAAGCTAAGAACATGGGATTCTCTACTGGTGGTAAACTAAATTCTAAAAAGTTTTTTTCTTCAGGCGGTCAGTTTGATAAAGATGGATTTAAGTTAGTTCAATTCACAGGTAAGCCAGGATACCGAATGGGTGAAGTATCTCCACCATCTTTACTTGTTTCTAACACTAAGTTACTTACTAAAACTAAGACAACTTATAACAGCAAACTAAATCAGAAGATAGGTAAAGAGTTTGAAAAATTTAAAGAGAAAGAAAAAATGGGTGAAGATGGTTACTATGGATACTCTATGGAAACAACAACAAAAGTTCTCAAGAAATTTGAGGATAGTACGTTTGAAGAAACATCAACTTTCCAAGAAAAAATAGCTAATATTGCAATAGAAGATTTAAAAGAGCATCAAGAACAATTGATGGAAGAGATCAGAAAAGTGAAGGGATATGAGAAAAAGACTTTCATTGATGTTATAAATGGTACAGTGAACATGCCGCTACAAGAATACATAGACATTCTCAATAGAAGTGATGCAGCGAAAGCTACATATGAGAAGAAGGAGATTGCAAGGAAACTTGACAGGAAAGAACATGGTTATAATGTTCGAGTTGTGGGTGCTGGATTTGCAGAGGGTGGATTGTGGATGCCAAATTCAAGAGGTGAGTTTTATGCTAATATGAATCACTATCCAGAGTATTCTGAAGGTGGATCATATCAAGATGGTGGTGGAGGAGGTGATATGTTAGTCGGTGGCGGTGGCGGAGCAATACCTCAAAAATCTAGTAACAATCGACCACTTCCATCAGCACCAACAGTAGTTCCTGTTGGAGCTTCAGAGAATGAAGTATTTTCAACATTCCTTTTTAACGAATTGGGGGCCTCATAATGTCAAGTCTTAATAAAATTATTGTCAAGAAAGCAAATCTCACTGTAGATGAGGATATTCAATTTGGAGGCGACAAGAGAGATCCAAATAATGAACAATTAAATGCTGAGAGTATTTCCCAAAATGTAATTACCATTGATTACTTTGAAGATGTTCTATCGCCATCTTATACCTGTTATGTGAATTGTTCAGATACCACTAATTTACTCAGCAGATTACCAGTAAGAGGATATGAGAGATTAGATCTGACTGTTGGAACCGACTTTGGTGACTTAATATTTGGTGATCAGGAAGGAAAGTTTAATAATCCTTTATATGTTACTAGCATCTTAGATGTATCTAAGAACGAAGGCCAAGAAACATTTACCTTGAAATGTACTTCCTTAGAGAACTTAATGAATGAAACTACTAGGTGCCAGAAGAAATATAAAAAATCCAACATAAGTTCTCACATCAGAGATATTCTCACAGATCCAAAAATATTTAATATAAAGAAAGAAGAGTTAGAGGAAAGAGCAGAGATAGAAGATAGTATCACTCCGTATGAATTTATAGGTAACAATAGAAAACCATTTTATATTTTGACTTGGTTATGCCCTAAAGCACAACCGTTACAAACAGGTAGCGTAGGTGGTACTTCTGGATTTTTCTTCTATGAAACTTATGATGGTTTTAAGTTCAAGTCAGTTGATGGTTTGATATCACAGACAGGTGACATTGGTGCTTCAAAGAAAGAAACAAAGAAAAAAGATGAAAGGGTAGCAGAGACATATACCTTCTCTACTTTCATAGAGTCAGAAGAGAAACCAGAAAATAATTATAGAATAATTCATCATTACACAGATAAATCTACGAATCTACAGAAAAATTTAAGGGTCGGATTATACTCCAACTTGACATATTTCTATAATCCGTTAGACTGGAGTACGAAAGCTATCCCTCATAAATTGAAGGATGAATTAGAGAAGGATGGAGTAAAAGTAGCGGGTAAGGACGTTCCAATCCCAGCAGGGGATGTCAGTGAAGCGGCTTCACGAGTTTTGGTAAGAATAGGTGATAAGGGTATGTTAGCTCCAACACTAGAAACTAACCAAGATGACAACGTAGAAGGGTCTGGTAGGTCAGACTCTGATATGGCAAAAGCGTTCTCTCGCTATACATTGCTCTTCCAACAGTCCCTAAATATATCAGTACCATGTAATATAAACCTACGGGCTGGAGATATTATTAAAGTTCAGGTTCCTGAATCAGGGCCTAATGATACAGAAAACAAAGATCTGGATCAAGAACTAAGTGGATATTATTTGATTCGTAGCTTGAGACACCATTTTGAAATATCAGATGGAAAAAATGTCACCGCATTGAATCTCATTAGAGATTCGTATGGACTCACATAAGGAGAACCTATGGAAAGTATAGAACAACACATCGAAAAAGACAGAAAAATCGCAGAAGATCCTCTATCAAGCCCTGCAGCACGCAGACACGCTAAAGTAGAACTAGAGGAATTAGAAACATACGCCGAACATCACAAAGAAGAGATTGAAGCGGGAGATCACCATGATCCTAACGCTCTAGAACTATTCTGTGATATGCACCCTGACGAACCAGAGTGTCTCGTTTATGACGACTAATGCTAGACAGTGCCCTACTAAAGACCAACTTTGTTGGCCGAGATGGATTCATATGGTGGATCGGCAGAGTAGCTAACCCAAGTGTTTGGCGAAATGAAGCCACTGATACGGATGCTGGATGGGCATTTAGGTGCAAAGTTAGAATAATCGGATATCATCCATTTGATGACACCATATTATCCGATGATGATTTGCCGTGGGCTCATGTTCTTGTAGATGCAACATCTGGAGCTGGTCAATCCAACATGGGTAACAGTTCTAGAATGGTGGGAGGAGAAACTGTCTTTGGATTCTTTTTAGATGGAGAAGAAGGACAACAACCTGTCATCTTCGGTGCTTTAGCGAGAAATGTTAACTCACTAGGCCCCAAGAATACTGGATCATATAATGATGATGTAGAAAGAGAGAACGTATTTGCTGTTCTCTCTGGTAGAGAGGCAGGCGTAGAAGGCCCTACCAGTTTACCACTGGAAGAGGATAAGGAAGGTGGTGCAACACCATCAAATAATGCAGAGAATAAAGTTGGTGAGTTTAAAGAAAAAGAAACTCCATCTGGAAAGAAAGTTGATGCATTAGCAACAGAGGGTGTAAGTAAAGCACAAAAAGTTGAGGGTGCTTTTGCTAATAGAGGTGCATCTGAAACAGTTACCATGACCAACGGTTGTGACAATGATGCTCTCAGTGATGTTACACATACTGTTGGAAGTTTTCTAAAGACAATTAACTCACTCACAGAATATGCTGGTCAGTATGTAGATACTTCTAGGAATCTTCTCGTAGATATAGACAAAGAGATTGAGAGGTCTACTAAATTAGCAAACGGTGCGATGAAAAAGATCATCACTGTGCTAAGAGATAAGATAACCGCATTTTTATCTAAGAGATACAGAGACTTTATTGGATTATATGTAACAGAGGCAGAGAAAACTCCTATCGTTGCAGCATTTAAAAGGATAACAGATATTATATTTTGTGTTTTCAATAAATTGGGAAGAGATCTTCTTGGTGAGATAAGAGATATGTTCAAAGAAATGGTGGGAAATGCTTTGAACGGAACTGCTTGTGCCATCGAACAGGCTATAGGAGCATTGATGGCTGGAATCAATGATGGTATCAAGAAAGGATTAGAACCAATTACACAGGGATTGGATTGGTTAACAGGATCAGTGGGTGATATTGGAAGTTTATTAGACAAGGTTGGCAGTTACACAGATACTGTGATGTCTTTCTTAGAATGTGATTCTCTACAGTGTAAAGAGTATAAAGATTGGACACAATCTGGAGGAATGAGAAAGAAACCAGAACTCAGCTTCAAATCAATGATTGATAATTCTAAATTACTTTCTTCTTTAGAAGTTGCAGATCAAACTCTAGGTTTAGCTAATATCAACTTACTTACATCGCCAAAGAAATTCTCATTCTTAAGTTTATTGGGTGGTGGTGTACCAGCATTATTTAATTGTAATGATACAACAAATAATCCAAAGAATCAGGACGATCTATCAGATAGTGTTCCGCCTGGTTTTGTGTGGCCAGATTGCATACCTCCAAAGGTAGAAGTATATGGCAACGGAACTAAAACTGCTGCAATGATCCCCATTGTATCGGCAGTAGATGGAAGTATATTAACACTACAGATAATAGAGAAAGGATTTGGATACACTGTGCCTCCAATAGTCAGTATCATTGATAAAACACATAATGGAGGTGGAGCGAAAGCACAAACAGTAATAGATTCAAATGGATCAGTGGTTGATGTCTACATGATATCGCCTGGAGAAGGATATTGCCCATCAACTAACGTAGTTCCTCCTAAGTATCCTGTTACAGAGGGGCCTGGCATCGGTGTTACTTCTGGAATAGGTGCAGATGGAACTAACTTAGATACCATAGATCCATTCATAACATTTACGACCCCTGCTGATGACGCTGTTGGAGTTCAAACTGCTACATCTCTTTCTATCACTTTCAATGAGGCGATAGTTAAGGGAACTGGTAGTCTCAGTATTACTGAGTCAGCTAGTAATGTGGTACATGAAACCATACCAATACAAGATAAGAGAATATCATTTTTGTCAGATAGAATTATCAAGGTTGATCCAGCAAAAGATTTAAAATTCAATACTGAATATCATATACAGATGTCGGTAGGATCTTTCTTAGACTTGAATGATAATGAATTTGTTGGAATTTCTAAGACAGATACTTATAACTTCACAACGAGAGGAGTGTCTGGTATTGGTAGTGAAGCGGTTGGTATAGTAACAACTCTAATCCCACAGAAGCCTGGAATTGGATATACTTCTGGAGATAGTGGTATGGTTGGACAGTGTAGTTTTGATCTCCTCTTGACCCCTGCTGGATCTATTGTCGGAGTTCAAAATATGAACTGTAAAGATAAACATAAAAAGATTCCGCCAGTCATAATAAATACAAAAACAGGAGTCGGGGCAAGACTAATACCTGTAGTATCATACAGCCCAGACTTTGTGGCAGATATTGGAGAAAGACCAGGCCCTGGCATGCTTGTAGTAAATGTGGTAGACTGTGTGTATAGTTTACCTAAGACACAAGTTGGTTGGGTAAATGGTAATCCATATTACGGGCCTTTCCATGTTCACCCAACTACAGGACGTAAGATGGTAGGAGCTGTACATGTACCCACAACACATAGTATAATATACAATACAAAGGAAGAGAGTCTAGGAAAGGCAGCACCGATAACTTACACTCAATCCACAACAACTGACCCACAAATTCAACAGACAGATGTTTCCGAACCCACTGATGCAAGTGAAACTAACACAAGTGATACTGCTTCAACTACAACAACTACGCCAACAACAACACAAACGACTACTTCGACTACGGAAACCAGTAGTCCAGCTCCTCAACAACAGCCTCCTACTCCTCCTCCTACTCCTCCTAGTGGTGGCGGGTCTGGTGGATCAAGTGGGGGCGGAGGATCCAGCGGTGGCGGTGGCTATGGAGGAGGATACTGATGGCTGAATTAGATAAACAACAACAAGATACCCAAGAATATTATGGTAACTATCCTAATTTCAGAGTTGCTTCTGGTATAAAGATACCTGATGGGGATTTGAAAGGAGAGTATGTGGACTATTCTGTGACAACAGATAATCTACAGGGCATAGCATGGTATAAAAACGGAACCCAAAAGTTAGTTGTAAATAATTGTTCTTATGAGTTTGTCGGAGAGGACAGCACAGAAGAAGAAATGTCAAAAATTATTCTGGCCAAAAATGGGAATATCAAGATTGAATGTAAAAATGGAGACATAGAACTTCGTGCAAGAAATATTACTCTTGATGCTGAGGAAGAGGTAAAAATATTAGGTGATAAGATTTTTCATAATTGTACTATTATGAATCTGAAATCAACTAATTGCAATGTATTAACAAGACAAAACCTAACCATGGCAGGACAGTTTACTGATTTTCTTGGTGCTTCGAGTATCAACTTAGATACTATGGACACTGCTCCAAGAGCTAGATATGCTGGTAAGATAATGACAGTATTGAATAACCGAATTAGGGAATTCTTTGAGGATATGGCCTAATGGGTTTCCAAGTAGGATTTCAAAATATAACTGATTTTGCTCAGATTGGCACAAAGGATATGTCTTTCTTAGTAGAGGAAGAATCTTGGGAAAGAATTCCTGGCACACTGTCTGTAAGTGGCCCATCCTACTTTAATAATACTCCTAACAGAGGTATTGCACAGGCATCGGCAATGATAGGCCCTCCTGAGTTTCAATGTAATCAAGGAAAGAAACAAGAATTAGATCATCAATTTGCATCTAAATTAAAAGGAAAACAAATATCTTTACAGGTTGATGGTTTCTCTCTTTTTAGATCGGGTACATCAGAATTTTATAGCGAGAACTTTTATTATAGTCCGAGAACAGCATGGGCTCCTACCAAGAGATATGCACCAGAAGAGACATTTGCTACCAGTACAAAACATGCCTTGAATGTTGCAAATGATAATTGTCAATTTAATAAAAATGTATTCATATCAGGAAGAACAGATATTGGTGGATCTTTGAAGGTTGGTGGTGTTATCTCCTGTGCTTGGTTGAATGGACAACTGGCGACTGCCAGAGCCTTGCCTGCCAAACCATTTGATATAAAACACCCAAGTAAAGATGGGTGGAGACTGAGACATGTATCACTAGAAGGCCCAGAGATCGGTGTATATTTTAGGGGAGAGTTACAGGGAACTAATGAAATAGAACTTCCTGATTATTGGAAAGATCTCGTAGATGAGGATACTATCACAGCACACTTAACTCCAATAGGATCTCATCAAAGTTTATGTTATGCTGTTGCTAAAATGAAAGATAAAATAAGTGTATTGGTGAATCCACATGGTTTCAATTCACACACGATTCGCTGTAGTTACATAGTATATGGTGAGAGAAAGGATCTCAAACCACTAATCACAGAATATGAGGGAGATGACATGTTTGACTATCCTGGCGAGGATTTTGTTAAGTTAGGAGGTATTGAATAGTGGCTGCTAATCCATTTAATATTTCAAAAAGACTAAGAGAGGATAAAGAACAACAGGCTCAGAGTGCAGCATCTATCAATGAATCTTTGGCGATTGTAGATGCTATCATTGATGAGTATGATGAACTAATTATTAAGTTAGATACAAAGATCCAACCTTACATACCTCCAATCAATGAAAAGATTAAGGCTGTTCAACAAGCGTACCTTGACAGAGTATCACATGGTTGTAGGAGTGACTTGAAGTGGATACAGATAGACGCAAAATCTCTGAATATTTACAATAATAGTAAACAAGAGGTAGTAGTATATGAAGTACAAAAAGATCCAAACACGTTTCAATTCTTAGGATATTACGGAGCAAAGTTTTATAGACACCCCAAGAACAGGGACTATGGAGCTAACGTTGTTCTAACTATTGATACTGCTGATGCCAACCCTGGCAGTGCCGCCTTGATTATATTAGATGATGATGCTGCAGAGTTGACTGGATTCTCAACTACAACTGCCTCTGCTGGTATCAAGACAGGAGATCTCATTAAAGATTCATTAGATAATCCAGTTATATTTCAGACTGCACCATCAGTAACAGGGTTGGGAACTACAAGTTATGCTGCATATAACTATGCAGTTAGTGGATTCTGTACTGCTTCTGACAATAAGATATATGGAGATCAGAGAGTAGGATTCATAACAGATTTTAATATTGGCGATGAGATATATGATAACTCAGATAGAACCAGTGATGGATTTATACCAACAGGTACAACTATCACAGGATTTGGAACTGCTGTGGGTATTACCAGTTATGTTCAATCCAATGGTATCACAACTGCAATAGAGGTGGTCTTTGATTTTGCCACTCTAAGTAATCCAGTAGTGTCAAGTGTAGATCCAGAGGTAGGTAGGAACTTTCATGTTGGAGTTGTTTCAACATATTATTTTGCATCGCTGAGTGCTGCTCCAGTTGCTACAGGTATTCAGAGTTCATTCTTGGTAATCAGGCCTGGCGATATTTCTGATATAGAATTTGACTCATCAAAAAATCCAATAGACCCAGTAGAAATAGGTATAGCGGAGGGTGGTAACATAGGCAAAGGACATCAATTAGACTTGATAAACAATGGTGATCCAAAAATTACTACACAGTGGAGTGAGATAACATCTGAACCAGAGCCTGCTGTAGGTGCTGGTAGAGTAGAGTATTACATTGGCGATTTTTCATGGCCTACGATCCGAGTTAGAGGTGGTGATGGGGAAGTCACCACTACACATGCAACTTTAGGACAGAGAGTTATAATAAGTGTAGGTTCTACCATAGGTGCTGGTATAGGATATACAGGAACTCCTCCAGCTGGTGCAATACCAGGCGATTGTGGAACATATGATTCTGCAATAACCACTGCTGAGTCAGAAATGAACGCCATAATTGCAAAAAATGTACCAATCATAAATCACTATATAAGTGGATCACAGACATTGAGATCATTAAGAGACACAGACGAAGGACAAGCTTGGGGATACTTACAATCCATAGGATATCTAAACGCTAAAGGAAAACTATCATTACAACAGGCTGCACAGATAGAGGACTTCAACTGGGTTGACATCTAACAATTATTAGAGTAAAATAACATTATGATACACTACCCATATTGGTCTTGTTATGATGGACTAGGCCAGAAATATTGTGATTGCAGCCATGAGAAATATGCAATCAGAACTCTAGAATTACATGAAGGTGAGGGATTTACTTACAGAAGAATAGATGCTCCCAAACCACTGCCACCAGAAATAATTGATGTAGATGCACAAAGGGAGAGAGAGTTGCCTGGCCAACAGGGACTACCATCGGCAACAGAAAGACTACATGAGGATATTAGACAACAAAGACAACAATTAGAAGAAAGCAAACTCGCTGAACTGGACATAGAAGGCGAATATCAAGACTGGCTTTACTAACTATGATACACATTGATTGTTGGACAGATAGATTAGATTGGTCACAGTATGATCTAAGCAAGGATGAAGTCTACGTTGTAGATAATTTATTTCCTGGCTGGTTCATACATCATGTACATGATACAATCATGACCAGTTATGGTTGGTTCTATGGCCATACAAGTGGGTATCCAGAGGACGGACATGACATTGGAGCAGACCCTGATTGGGAAGAAGTGGGAGCATTGAAACAACAAATATTCCCTCCCAAATCTCCTCACGCTAATGATTCTTGTTTCAAGATGATATACACTGCGGTTATGAGTAGTCTACCCTTCCAAGTAGAACTAGGAGAGATCCTAGTCAATGGACAACAATGGATTCATAATACAACTCCTCACAGGGATTGTGAATGTGACAACGGCATAAGTTTTTGTTACTATGTAAATAAAGAGTGGGATTCATCATGGGGTGGACAGTTAATGTATAAGTTAGATGATGAATGGCAAGGGATAGACCCTGCGCCAGGAAGAGTAATATTATTCAAGGGAAATATAGAACATCATGGTAATCCACCAAACGAGACATATCGTGGACTAAGATCCAGTCTTGTATATAAAACTATGAGAACAGTGCCTTTACCGCCAAGATGAAAAAAGAAATCTTTGCTATACCTATCTTTGAAGATAAGGTTGACTTAAAAAAGATAGAGATACCAGAAATGGTTACAGAACCTACATGGGATGCTGGAGTACCATCTACTTTTGCCAAGAAATTGCCTCTCAAAAATGAGGCATATGAGCATTTGTCTGATGTAATCAATAGAAATCTATATGATGGTAATTTGTTAGGAATGAATCCCAAATTCGGTCATATATGGTATAATAGATATGATAAGCATCACTATCAAGATGCACACCTTCACCCAAATTGTCAGTGGAGTTTTATCATTTACGTTGATTTACATGCTAAGACATCTTTTTTGAATCCTTCAATAGGATTAATTCAGAATCAACTTGGTAATTGTTTGGAGGAATTTCCTCTAGATTATAAACCTGATCTAGGGCCAGGGAGTATAATAATATTCCCATCATTCCTCATGCACATGGTCAACTCAGGCAATGAGGGGACGACTATCTCAGGAAACGTTTACATGGAGTACGCTTAATGGCACAAAAAAACAGAATGACAAGGGAAGAGTATCTGGAAGAGTGTGAGAAGGTGCAAGATACTGCTTATGCAGATAAAGGCCACCCACAAACATTTGGAAATGAATTACTACTTCAAAACATTGATGCTTTTGGTACTGAGATTGCAAATCTGAGTACTAAAGTAAGAGCCCTTGAGAGATCTGCTAATGATGCAGAGCTTAGGATCATTGGACTTGAACAAGAAATCGCACTATTATCAGAGGAGATTGAAAATGGTAAAACGCACACACACGATTGAGAAAAAAAATCCCCAACATAATCAGATCTGGGAGTGGGAGGAGACTCCAGAGTTAGCGGCATACATTGCTAAACAAACTGGCAAACAGGTGTTAAAGGATGGCCCTAAAATACCCGAATCTTAAAGATCATATATTTGAGTACGATTTGCTATCTGATCAGGAATGTGATCAGATAGTATCTATTTTAGATGACCATGAATGGCGTGACTTCTGTTGGTATAACAGTAATTATGAACAGGTTGATATTGATAAACAATCAAAAATGTTATCAACTAGAAATGATGCTGCAACAGAAATAATACAACCACATATTAGTGAGGAGTTGTTTCATGCTTTCCATGAAAAATACCATGATAGTAGCATTACCACAGGTGATTCTTTCTGGGAAAATGGCTCTGGTATCAAGTTCAATAAGTATAATGTAGGAGATTATTTGAGTCCACATCACGATCATATTCGTGATTTTTTTGAAGGACAATTTAGAGGCATACCTGTAACCAGTGTTGTGGGAACTCTAAATGATGATTATGAAGGAGGAGAATTTATATTCTGGGGAGATCACAAAGTAGAAATTAAAAAGGGAAGTGTGTTAGCATTTCCATCAATATACCTATTCCCACACGAGGTAACGCCAGTGACAAAAGGATCTAGGTATTCTTGGATATCTTGGATAGTATGAACCTATTTTCTGTGCCATTTTTCATTGATAAAGTGGACTTAAAAAAAATTAATATCATTGATGAGAGTCTTGAACCCACATTTAGGTCAAGACTCAAAACCAGTTTAAGAACAAATAAACAGGTAAGCCATGATACTATATCTCATATATCAGAGATTGTAGCTAGGAATATAGATACTCTTGGTGTCAAATACGGTGAAGCAAAGATAGAAGAAATATGGCGTAATAAATACGAGACACCACAAGACTTTCAAGATCCACATATCCATTGCTATTCACAATGGAGTTTTATAATATATGAAGATGTTGATGTATCAAGAACTGTATTTTTGAATCCATACAGGTTTAGAGTCGAGTCTCAAATGGCCATGTATGATGAGTATTTCAACATGGATTATAGACCAGAACTACACAATGGTGATATAATAATATTCCCATCATTTATAGAGCATTATGTGTTGAGTGGTGGCACAGGAACTACGATAGCTGGTAATGTATTTGTAACTCCGAGTCCTGATGGATGACTCAGTAAAAGCCATGTAGGTGGTGCAACCTATATTTTGGACAGGGGTTCGACTCCCCTCACCTCCATAAGCTAGGGGGTGCAATGGTTTCGACAGGGTACAAGGAGCATGACTGAAAACCTGCTCGGAGAGCAAACCACAGATGCAAAATCATCTGACACTGCTGCGAACAACATCGTAGCGTTCTCTCGTATTCTTACGAGAGAATTTGCCCGCACTGACGAACTCGTCACTGCCTAAGGGGCAATCGGGGATTGGTTACTCCTTGTTACCCAAGT